ATTAGAAAATGGTTCCTCAAGTGTTATCTTCCTAAATGTTGATAACGGAAACGAAAGAATACGTTATGGTGTTTTCAATAGCAGTTGGCAAGTTGACAGGGTTTTTGATTTAGGCACAGGTGTTTTTGGAGATGGCAATTTCCATCACATAATGTATGTTAGACAGGGCACAACAGAATATGCCTATGTAGATGGAAGTCAAAAAACTGTTAGTGACAATCCTGGCAATAGTGGTAAGAACAATGGAGATGCTGGTAACCATCACTGGGACAACTTTTCAACAGGTATAATCCTAGCAGAAAGCACAGGTGGTGGAAACAAAGTAGATAACCCTATTACACAGTTCTACCTTGATGATGGATATAATGATCTATCAAGTTCTAGTGTAAGACAAAAATTTTACAACAGTGGAGCAGTTGATATGGGCAGTGACGGAACAAGCAGTGGTCTAAGTCAACCAGTTCATTTCTTTAGTGGTGGCGCAACTGATTTCGCATCAGATGGCGGCACATACACAGACAGTTGGACAACCAACGGAACAGCAGACACTGACATTGACGAAAGCAACGGACCACAATTTGCATAAGGAGAACGCATAATGGCTTGGCCTTCAGGAACCAAAGCAGGCACTACCAATGTAGATGCCGGCACAGATCGTCCTAGTAATGCTAGGGCAGACATAAAACAAAACATCGACAACGTGAATTCAATAATTGACGAATTCAACATCAGCTCTCCTAGTGACGGTGACCTATTACAATATTCTACTTCTACAAGCAAGTGGGAACAAGTAGCAAGTTCTAGTGTTGGAGCAAGTGTTGACATTGCCTACATTAGAGTCTCAGGCAATCAAGGTGAACAGGTCAGTGGCAATCTTTATAGAAGACCTATGAGTGTTATACACAATCCAGGTTTTATTACACAACCAGGTGATACTGGTTTTGGTAGTGTAACCAACGAACCTACAAGTGAAGATTTTGCTGGTCAGGCAACAATAACATTGGCGGCAGGCACATATTTCTTTCAGGTCCAAACTGCTAGATCAAACGACACTCAGGCAACAATGAAACTACATGATGAAACAAATACAACTGAATTAAGTAGTTCATTTGCATTTTATGATGAAATGGGAACCAGTGGCGAAGGTATTTGGCACATGAATATTCCATATGCTAAATGCGTTTTCACTGGATCAACAGAAATAAGCCTAAGGCAAACTGCTACAAATTCAACTGATAGAGATGTTACTTTCAACTTTACTATCCACAAAGTGGCATAAAAACTGTATCTTTGGGTTGATTTTATAGCCCTCGATAAATACAAATGTTCGAACAAACAAATAAAAGGAGACACATATGTCGGCGACAAATTATCTAGAGAATGAAGTTCTCGACCATGTATTGGGCAAAGGAACAAGAGATTTCACAAGTCCAACAACATTAGCCATTGGACTGTTCACAGCAGTAGCAGATGGCGAAGCAAGTTCAGTTACAGAAGTTTCAGGCAACGGTTATGCCAGAACAGCAGTTACATTCAACACAGCATCAGGCGGTTCAGCAACTAACAATGGTGACGTAACCTTTGCGGCGGCGTCAGGTGGTTCATTTGGAACTATTACACACATTGGCGTATTTGATGCAACATCATCTGGCAACCTATTATTTTATGGTGCCCTAAGTGCATCTAAGACAGTTGACGACGGAGACATTTTCCAAATCAGTGATACGAACCTTAGCATTTCACTAGACTAATAGTGGAGGGCACCTAGTGTGGCTGATGTTCTATATTACGAGAATGGGTATGCGGATGTAGGATTCGTCCAACGGACCATAGATAGTGGTTCAATTGGATCCTACTCCATACCTATTGACTATGTAGAAGATGGCTATGTAGACAATCAGTTCGTAGCAAATATTGGTGTCACGGTAAGTGGCGGTATCCTAAAGGACGCAACCCCAGACGCCATTAGTGCTTCATTTACTACCACAGCATCAGCAGACATCATACAAGATGGTGGCAGTGTTGCCATCTCCGCATCATTTACAACAACACCTAGTGCCATTGTTCAAAGGTCTGGTGTATCCAACATCAGTGCTTCATTTACTACCACACCACTAGGTGGTAAATTTATTATCGCACCAAACAGTGACTTTACCTGGAATGAACAGGATGGTCATTGGTATGCTTGGTATGGTGACTTCTGGGAAGCAGATAAATTTGTCATACCAAATCAATTTGCAACCTCACAGTCAGCAGTCAGCCTTGTTGGCGCAAGTGCTTCAATATCAGCAAGTTTCACAACAACTGCTTCTGCTCAGAGAACAAGAACAGACAGCAGTTCAATTTCAGCAACTGTAACAACTTCACCTACAGCAATAGTCCAAAGAGAAGCAAACAGCACAGTATCAAGTTCGTTTACGGTCACAGCACAAGGTGACGAATTTGACATACCTGGACCTATTAACATAACCCCAACATTCACAGTTTCAACAACTGCTATAGTGCAAAGAGAAGCAAACAGCACAGTATCAAGTTCATTCACTACATCAGCTGATGGCAGTAGACAGTTCAACGCCACAGCCACAAGTTCAAGTTCATTCACAACTACACCACTAGGTGGTGTGTTTAGAATTGGTTCGCCTCAAGCAATTAGTTCTAGTTTCACAGTGTCTCCAACAGGAATCAAGAAACTAATAGCAGACGCATCAATTTCAAGTTCATTCTCACTTACAACCCAAGGCACACAGATTGACCTAGGTGAAATAGATCTAACCAGTTCATTCACTGTAACAGCAACCGGTGGCACTGTAAGACAAGCAACACCAGACGCAATTGGTTCTACATTCACTGTTGACGTCACTGCTGATGCTTTGGTCAAGTCAGGCGCCATAAGCATTGCCAACACATTCACAACAACTGCTGAAGGATCGTTCAAAGGAACTGTCCCTGATTATAGGCAATTTAGGGTGCCAAGTGAAACAAGATCTGCCAATATACTGCCAGAATCACGGATTTTCACCTTAGATTCCGAAACCAGAATAAATAGTGTATTAGCAGAAACACGAGGATTTACCGTGCCAAGTGAGACACGATCCTTGACAATAATAGGGAGTGACGACTGATGGCAACTTTATCAGGTTTTTACAAAGACAACGAAGGCACTGTAATCAATAAAGATGCGGATGCCCAACTATCATATCAATTGATTTGGAGTGATTGGTTGCCTAGTGGCGACACAATTACTTCTAGTTCTTGGTCTGTTGAAACTATTTCAGGAGACGGAGATCCATTATCTATCACAGGCAATTCAAATACTACAACTGCAACAACCGTTACGGTAAACGGAGGCACCACAGGCAATATCTACAAGGTCTACAATACAATAGGCACAGATCAATCCAACACTGACCGTAGATACTTTCGTATTAAGGTTCAGGACAGAACACTATAGGAGTAGGGAATGGATTTTGAAAATGAAATACCAAAAAATCGCAAACCTACCAAAGTTAAAGATGTCGACAGAGAATTAGTATGGCGTCTAGCCTGTATGCAGTGCACCAATAAAGAAATTGGAGATGTTGTAGGCTTAGCACCAACAACGGTCGCAAGAAACTTTGGTGATTTAATTGAAAAAGGTAAAAGCATAGGTAAAAGAAGCCTACGCAGAGCACAATGGGACAAAGCATTGAATGGTGACACAAGGATGTTGGTTCACTTAGGTAAAAACTATCTTGGACAAAAAGACAATCCTGAATCACAAGACAGCAGTCAACCACTACCTTGGGATGAAGATTAATGGCTTTGAGTGTCCCTCAAAAAACTGTGGCAGAAGACGTAAGCCGATTCAAGGTATTGATTACCGGTCGTAGATTTGGCAAGACGCATCTTTGTATCCGTGAGATATGTAAGAATGCCGCCAAGGCACCTGGTTCAATCAATTGGGCCATATGTCCTAGTTATAGAATGGCAAAACAGATTTGGTGGATGCAGTTGACAAATAAACTGTCAGAACTTAGATGGATCAAAAGCAAAAACGAAGCAGAACTTACATTGAAACTTAAGAACGGAAGTATGATTGCCCTAAAAGGAGCAGACAACTTTGACAGTCTTAGAGGTGTTGGTTTGGATTTTGTGGTGATGGATGAATTCCAAGACATACCTCCACAAGCATGGTCAGAAGTTATTAGACCTACACTATCTGACAAAAGAGGCAAAGCATTGTTCTGTGGCACACCAAAAGGTGTAGGCAGTTGGAGCCATAAACTATACACCCAGGCAATCCATGAACCAGATTGGAATGCTTGGCAGTTTACAACTATTGATGGAGGTAGAGTCCCAGAAGAAGAAATAGATGCGGCTCGCAGAGACCTAGATGACGCAACCTTCAATCAGGAATACATGGCAAGTTTTAACACATTCACCGGCGTTGTCTGTCCAAACTTTAATTACAAAGAGACAGTCAAACCTTTGAATGATCCGCACACTGGAATCATTCACGTGGGACAGGATTTCAATCTCAGTCCGATGTCAACAGTGATATCCCAGGTAACGACTCAAGGCATACATATCTTTGACGAGATTAAATTGATGAGTTCAAATACAGAGGAAGTGGTCCAAGAATTAAAAACTAGATATCCAAACAGCCGGATAGTAGTTTACGCAGATCCTGCCTCAAGGCAAAAGAAGACATCGGCTGGTGGCAAGACAGATTTTAGTATCTTACAAAATGCTGGTTTTGAATTGAAAGTTAGAAACAGACACAGTTCACAGAGAGACTACATAAATGCTGTCAATGCCTTATTGAAAAACGCACAAGGGGACAGAAGACTGTTCATTGACCCTAAGTGTAAAAATACAATTGACAGTCTCTCTAGATTAACATACAAAGAAGATTCAAACCTTATTGACAAGTCAAGTGGTTTAGACCATTTCTTTGATGCTACGAAGTATCTTGTAGAATACCTATATCCGGTAAGAAGAGATCTTGAAGAGGATACTGTAGAACAATGGACATTTGGAACAAAGAAAAGGTGGTAAACTATGAGTTATAATCAAGATATGTTAAACGCACACCCCCAATGGAAATTACACATTCAAAGATGGAAATTTTTGATTGATTCCTACCAGGGTGGGTATGAATATAAGAAAGGCGAATATCTAACCGCCTATATGTATGAAAATAGAGAAGCATACGAAAACAGATTAGATAATGCTCCTTTGGACAATCACGTCAAGGCAATCACAGCAATTTACAATTCCTTCTTGTTCCGTCAACCACCTCAGAGAGAATTTGGCAGTATTGCTAATGATGTAGCATTAGATCCTTTTTTCAATGATGCTGATCTTGATGGAAGAAGTTTTGACGCAGTGATGAGAGATGTGTCTACATATTCAACAATCTATGGAAATTGTTGGGTAGTAATTGACAAGCCAGACACTGTGGCATTTACAAGAGCTGAAGAATTAAACCAAGGCATACGTCCTTATATTTCAATCTTTACACCAGAAAATGTAATTGATTGGCACTACAGACGAGCACCAAATGGAGCCTACTATCTAGACTATTTGAAGTTATACGAAGACAGCACAGATGATGGTGATGTGTTTAGAATATACACACCAGAAGTAATCCAATTGATCCAATACAAGGATGGCAAGGGTGACGCAACACTAATCAGTGAAAAACCAAACACACTAGGAATGATTCCGGCGGTTTGTGTTTACGCACAGAGATCACCAATGAAGGGTATTGGTATTTCAGACGTTGGCGATGTAGCAGATATGCAGAGAGGCATCTACAATGAACTGAATGAAATGTATCAGCTGATTACACTAACCAATCATCCTAGTTTGGTCAAAACCGGTCAGACAAAGGCAAGTGCCGGGGCGGGGTCCATTATACAGATGCCAGATGATTTGACAGGCGACTTAAAGCCCTATCTACTAGAACCTAATGGTAGTGGTATTGAAGGATTAATCAATTCAATCAACCTTAAGGTAGAAACCATAGATAGAATGGCACACATGGGCGGTATTCGAAGCATCGAAAGTCGTAGACTATCGGGAGTTGCACTTGCAACAGAATTTCAATTGTTAAATGCAAGGCTTGCAGAAAAGGCAGACAACCTAGAACACGCAGAAGAACAAATTTGGAGAATTTATTCTATGTGGCAAGGTGAAGTATGGAATGGTTCTGTAAAATATCCAGACAGTTTCAACATCCAGGACAAATACAACGACATGAATATGTTGAAGTTGGCCAAGGATGCCAAGCCTATGGACAATACTGTAAACAAAGTGATTGAACAAAAGATGCTGAGAATTTTAGTTGAGGACGATGATGAGTTTGAAAATCTTAGATCACAAATGGGAACACCGATGGTGGCTGAAACACAGGCACCTCAAACAGATAATGAAATGACGCATCCACCTATTACAAATAGGGATGATCTTGTAAGTCATATGAGGGAAATGATTGAACAAGGATTTACCAACGAGCAGATTGTAGAACTACATCCTGAACTCGGAGGACTGTTCAATGAAGGAACCTAATATTGACGCACTGATCGAGGAGTTCACTTATTGTGTTCAACCTACGCATTGTCATAGACAATTGATGGAAGAGATGAAACTATACCATCAGGAGAATGAGAAGTTTATGAAACGATGGAACAAAGAAGCAGGCAAGAGGGCAAGAAAACATCTTCTTAATATTTTCCATTTGGTTCGTGAACGTCGTGGTGAAATCAGTTACACCATATACCATGAGGAGGCAGAGTGATGGCCAAAAGAAGAAGAGTCGCAAAAGATAAAAAAACTGGTATACCTAAAAAGTATCTCAGTGGTGTGAAAGGCGCAACTCGCACTAAACTATCTTCTACCATAAAGCAGATTTCAGCACTATACAAAGCAGGCAAAAGAATACCACAAAGCCTGATAGATAGGAGGGTAAACCTTGGCAAGAAAAAGAAGTAAACCAATTGCGGCAAGCACACTGAAAACACTCAGAGCCAAAGCAAAGAAAAGCAAAACTTTCAACCTGGCAGATTTGAAAGCAGTTTACAAAAGAGGGCAAGGTGCGTTCCTTGGTGCTGGTAGTCGTCCAGGTGTTGGTATGGCACAATGGGCAATGGGCAGAGTAAACAGTTTATTGAGAGGTTCAAGAAAACATGACTTGGACATTAGACGTAGAGCAAGGCGAAGAAAGTAATGGCAAAGTATAGAGGCAGAAGTGTAAAACTAAACAAACCTTTCCGGACACCAGGACAGGGCAAAAAATTTGCTGTCTATGTTAAAAATAAATCTACCGGAAATGTAAACAGAATTAGATTTGGCGATCCAACTATGAGGATCAAAAAATCCAATCCAGCAAGACAGAAAAGTTTCTTGGCACGAATGGGCGGTGTCTTAAAACAAGTGAAAGGACAAAAAACTCTTTCACCTGCTTACTGGTCAATCCAAGCCTGGAAATAGAGGAGACTAACATGGCTATGAAGAGAAGAAAGTCTAAAAAAAGAGGCGGTCGCAAAGGCGGTCGTAGAGGCGGAAAATAACCTTTTTAGGTGTCTAAATGCTATAATGGCATAAATACTTGACACAAAGTTTTACTCAGTAATGAGGGAGATTGGGTGACTTCTAACCATAACAAGGAGGCATAGATGAACGAAGAAGTTCAAACTAACGAGACACAGGAAACTGGACAACCTACTGCTGAACAACAAGATTTCACAGCAGAAAACCAGGAGCAAACAAAGACCTTTACACAAGAGGATCTTGATAGAATTGTTAAGGATCGACTGGACCGTGAGAGAAAGAAGATCACAAAACAGTATGAAGGTGTTGATGTAGCACACTACCGTGAAATGGTAGAGGCTAAGGAAGCAGAAGAAATGGAAGCCCAAAAGGCTCGTGGCGAATTTGAAAAAGTTCTACAAGAGACAGTGGCTAAAAAAGATACTGCTATCCAAACACTTCAACAAGAACTTCACTCTATCAAGGTAGACGGTGCACTATTGAATGCGGCAAGCACCAACAGAGCAGTAAATCCACAGCAAGTGGTGGCACTGTTGAAAAACAACATTAGGTTGGGAACAACCGGTGATGTTGAAGTTACAGACGCAGACGGTAATGTTCGTTACAATGATAGTGGCGTTGCCATGGGTGTGAATGAGCTGGTAAATGAATTTTTATCAACCAATCCACACTTTGTCCAAGCAGGTCCAAATGGATCAGGGGCACAGAGCAATGTTGCAAATCAAACTGGTAAAACGCCAGGCAAGGTCGACGTTTCATCCTTAGATATGAATAACCCTGATGATAGGGCGATTTATAGAGACTATATGAAATCGAAAGGTGTTAGAGTATAATCTAACACAGCCAAACAGAGGAGACAACAATGGCTAATTCAACATCAACAACATTGGCGGCTCTGTTTAGTGACGTCCAGCAGGCGGCTTTATTCACTATGCAAGAGAGAGGATTCATGCGTCCTCTAGTCCGTAACTTTAACCTTATCGGACAGCCAGGCAAGCAGGCTAAAGTAGGTATCTATCCTAAGTTAGCAGTTTCTGATGTAACATCGGGTGAAAACTCAGACGCATCAGCAACAACTATCACAGCAACTTCTAAGACATACGATGCTGACGAAGTAGCAGTGATGGCAACTCTTACTGACACAGCAAGAGATTCAGCAGACGATGACACTGCGGCTTCAATCGGTCGTATCCTTGGTGAGACACTTGCTCGCAAGGTAGACAGTGACATCGCAGACCTATTCAGTGGCTTTTCAACTGAAGTAGGTGGCGGAGCAACTCCACCAGAACTAACAGCAGACCTAGTGCTACAGGCTGTGGCTAACCTAAGAGCCAACTCAGTAGTAGGTCCATATGTTGGAGTATTCCATCCAAACCAAATGTATAACTTGAAGAAGACTCTTACTGACGCAGGTTATGCCAACGGTGGTGGACAAGCAATCAGTGAAATCGGTAATGCCGCACTTCGTGAAGGATTTGTGGGCAGACTGTATGGCGTAGATCTATACGAGTCAGCAGAAGTTACTGGTGATTCAACTGGTGCTTTCTCTGGTGCTATTATGCACACAGATGCTATTGCTTTCGCACTAAAGAAAGATATGGCAATTGAAACTCAAAGGGATGCAAGTCTAAGAGCAACAGAAATAGTTGCATCTATGACATACGCAGTTGGTGAACTACAAGACCTACACGGTGTTAGAGTTCTAACTGAGGCAGTGATTGACTAATTTTTTAGATTAGCAAATCGAAGGGAAAAGGCGGTTTTATGCCGCCTTTTTCTGTATCAGACTAAATACAATATCAGAACAAGAAGGACTTGTTCTAATCCCTTTAAGTAGGACTTTTAGGAGGCTTATATGGCTACATTCGCAACAATATCGGATGTTATTGAATACGAACCAGACATCCAAAACTTCGGAATCCATGATTTCGATGATTCTATCTCAAAAGCACAATCAGATGTAGAACGTTATCTACGCATTCATTGGTGGCCTACACAACAGGTTGGCAAATACGACATTACGGTTATTGGACTGAATGTTGAAATGAACGCAGACTTACTAACACCTTCACAGCTGACAAGAGCAACAGTGTTTTATGCTTTGGCATATTACATCTATCCTAAACTGTCCAAATTTGAACCTGACCTTGATGTATTTCAAGTCAAGATGGATTACTACAAGTCAAGATATCAAGAAGAAATCCAGGCAGTTATAATGGATGGTGTAGAATACGACATTGACTCAGATGGAACTATTACTGACACTGAAAAGGAACCTGCCTACTTCTTAAGATTACAGAGGTAATGGTAGATGAGCCTTAGAGAAGATTTCGCAAAAGACATAGTAGACGTGTTGAAAAACATGAATGACCCTAGACCAGGCTTGGTCACTAGGGAACCATTCGATGTGGAAAAATTAGCCATTACACAGTTTCCGGCAATCCTAGTATCAAGTGGTGATGAAGAACGCCTAGATTATTCAATGGGTGTGACACGCCAAGGAAACATATTTTATTTGATTAGAGCCTTTGTTCGTGGAAATGAAATTGATCGTTTGAGAAATGACATTTGTGAACGCATTGAAGAGACCCTAGATGCTGACAGAACAAGAGGCACAACAACCAAATCAATGACCACCCAGGTTACAAGAGTTCAAGTCATAGACAGACTCAGTCCTTTGGGTGAAATAAACGTGACCGTCCAGGTCAGATACAAATACACGAAAGGGACAACATAATGGGAAAAATTATTTGGAAAGATGGTCAGTCTAAAGTAGTAGACGACAAGAGATTAAACAGATTTTTGGATGAGGGTTGGACACTAGATCCTCAGCCAAAGATGTCAGTTAGTGTTGAAGCCACTGCTGACGTAATCGAACCAACACCTGAAGAGGAAGAGGTTCACAATGAAACTGAGTCCGAAGAAGGATATGCTTGGCATGATGACGCCGAAATGGCAGATTTACAGCCTCAAGCAGAAGATTCTGAAGACGAAGACTAAGCCAACGATAAAGGAGAAAACTTATGGCAACTTATGAAGGTTCAAACGGCCAAGTTAAAGTTAGTTCTGCTGGTGGCACAACTGCGGCAGTGGCTGAAGTCCGTTCTTGGAGCATCGATGTTACAAGAGAGGCTGTGGAGTCAACTGCAATGGGCGACGCAAGTAGAACATACAAAAAAGGACTACAGTCCTACACAGGATCAATGGACATCGTTTATGATGACTCAAGTGCGGCAGAAGTAACTGCGGCTCTAGATCCAGCAAATGATGACGCAGTAGTAATTGAATTCTACGCAGATGCGGCAGGTAGTGCGGCATTCTCAGGAACAGTAATTACCACTGGTTATTCACTTACAGCATCATATGATGGTCTGATTGAAGCAAGTGTTTCTTTCCAAGGAACAGGTGCTCTAACAGCATCAACATACGGTCAGTAAAAATGATTGTAATCTCGGTCACAGGAGTAGAAAATGCAAAGGATGCCGTCAAGGACACGATCGTTGACGTCAAAAATGAATTGTTGACTACACTGTTGGCCGAGATTAAACCACGAACACCAATTGACACTGGTAGGGCTCGCCGAGGTTGGAGACGCAGAGCAGACACAGTTGAAAACAAAGTGCCTTATATCAGTAGATTGGAAAAAGGTTATAGTAAGCAGGCTCCTAAGGGCTTTACAAAGCAAGCCATAACCGCAACCCTAAGCAAGAGGAAAGCAAAATGACAGAAACAAAGAAACCCTCAGTTCTAGATAAAGCAACCTCTCATTACAGAACACAACTCGCCGGTGAATTAAAGAGTTTTGAAGTTCCAGAATGGGATACGACTGTCTATTACAGAGATATCACAAACCTAAGATCGGAACAAGAAGTAGTCGAATTGACTAAAAAAGGAAAGAGTGTTGAAGCATTGGTTGTCAGCATTATCAACAAGGCTTTGGATGAAGATGGCAAAAACATCTTTAAACCTGTAGACAAATTAACATTAATGAATCAGGTTGATCCAAACATTTTGTTGAGTGTGGCAAACAGAATCAACGGTAGTATCCCAACAGTTCAGGAACTAGAGGGAAACTAAAAGGCGATCCTGATTTTCGTTTCATCATGATGGTGGCGGAGAAACTGGGTCGCACATTAGAAGAGATGATGGATATGAGTTCATTAGAATTAAGACTATGGGCCGCATACTATCAACTCAAACGCAAAGATGAAGAAGGGGCAATGAAGAAGCATGGCAGACGCAAACATAGTCGTTAGGTTAGTTGACCAAACTACGACAGGCCTTGGCACTGTCAACAACAACCTAAACAAAATTGATAAGAATACCAAGAAGGTTTCAACTGGCTTCAAAACAATGGCCACTGCGGCGGCTGGTTTTGTTGCGGCAATATCAGGTAGAGCAGTCTTAGACTTTGTTAGCCAAATCCAAAATCTTGACAACAGATTGAGATTGGTTACAGAAGGCCAAGGAGAGCTGAATGAACGATTTGATCAATTGTTTACGGTTGCCAATAGGACTCGTGCCCCTCTAGCAGAAACTGTAGAACTGTTTACCAAGTTGGAGTTGGCCGCAAAGAACGTTGGCCTAAACACAGATGAAGTCATTCAGGTTACAGAAAACTTCAACAAGGTATTGGCCATATCTGGTGCTTCTGGACAAGAAGCAAGTGCGGCGATCCTACAGTTTAGCCAGGCCCTGGCATCTGGCACACTAAGAGGTGATGAATTCCGTTCATTGACAGAAGCAGTGCCACCATTGCTAGACATCCTTGCTGAAAAATTAGGCATCACAAGAGGTGAATTGAGAGAATACGCATCCAAAGGACTATTGGACGCAGAACTTGTATCAAGAGCACTGATTGATGCCACACAAGAACTTAATGAAGCATTTGACAAGACCACTGTAACAGTTGGTCAAGCATTGACGATCCTAAGCAACAATTTTAGAGATCTAAGTAGAGACTTCCTAGAGTCAAGTGGTGCTGGTGGTATCCTATCAAGTGCCATTCTTGCTATCGCAGAAAGCCTTGATGTATTGGTTCCAATAGTAGCAGTAGGTGCCGTTGGCGCATTTGTGGCACTCGTTGCCGCAATATCTCCTGTGGCCGCAATCATTGGTGGTGTAACCATTGCCCTTGGTGCCGCAGTAGTAGCCGGTAGAGATTTTATTAGAGCATTTGATTTTTCAGCAGTTTTACTATCAGCTGAGAAAGCCTTTCTACAATTCCAAATAGGTGCTCTTGGAGCCATTGAAGGATTTGTAAACAGTTCAATCAATGCTCTTGGTAATTTCAAAGACAACACGGTTGCAACTTTCAAAGGCATAGGTGCGGCAGTGCTTGATCCATTGAATGCTTTTGAGGCATTTGATCAAGCCTTTGCTGAAAGTAAAAGAGGCGTTGAAGAAGCAGATAAAACATACGTCAACTTTGGTAGCACCATTGAGAATGCTAAAAATAAATTAGAAAAATTAGAAAACCAAACCAAACAAAATACAGTAGCAACAGATGACAACACAGATAAGGTAGAAGACAACACAGACCAAACTGATGAAAATTCAGAAACAACTGATGAAAACACAGATGCGGTTGGATTGAACAGTGATGCTTTGGATGAAAACGAAAAACGCCTACAAGAACTGTTGAAAAAACTAAGAGATGGGCAGAAAGCAACTGAAAAGATCACAAACGCCTATGGTGACTTTACAAAGGAACTTGAAAGAAGTGCTGAGTTGGCAAGACTTGATTCAGATGCTAGAGAAGTCCAAGCCAATGTATACAGAGCCTTAGAAGCAAGAGCCAAAGATCTTAAAATTGCTGTTTCAGAACTTTCAGATGAAGAAAGAGCACAAGTTACCAAGAGAGTCACAGAACTTACAGAACTTGAGCAGAAAAACAGAGACTTCTTAACTAGAACACAAGATTTCACAGAACAAACAAATCAGCTGATTGAGAACAACTACAAACAAACAGCATCAGCAATCAAACAGATTGAAAGAGAAAAACAAGAATTCATCCAAGAAGCAAGAGCACTTGGTCTAGAGAATGAAAAATCTACCCAAGATGCGATACTAGAATATGACAGACAGATTGCTGAAGAAATTAAGAAGGTCAACGAAGAGAAATACAAAGACCTACTTGCCAAAGCAGACCAATTCCGTGAAAGTGAACTAAGCAGTTTTGATGTCTACAACAGAGACAGACAACAGTTACAAGAAGCATTGGATGCCGGTATAATCGCAAGTGAAAGTGATAGGATTGCTATCCTTAACCAAATCAACAGAGATTACATTGAAGGCACAACCAAAGAATATTCAAACCTATATGGCTTCTTTGAAGAAAAGGTCATGGAGTTTACCGGACTTACCAAGAAAGAATTTGGTATCCTTGATGATGTAACCAAGTTGGTGTTTGGCACATCAATGAAAGACACAATCCAAGGTGTATTTGCTTCAGGCATACAGAGCATCCTAGGATTCCGTCAACAAGGACAGAGCAACATTCAAGGATTTGGTAATAGCACAACACCAATATTTGCTGGTGTTGGCAACACCATTGATTCAACATTCTTAACCAGAGGACTAGATGCTATTGGCACATTCGCAGTAAACGCCTTGAGCAGTTTAGGTGGATTAGGCAAGGGCATATTTGAAATCTTTGGTGGTGTTGGTGACTTCTTGGGCAATACATTTGGTGGAGCATTCAAATCTATCTCAGGTGCTATCGGCAGACTATTTGGTGGTGGTGGCGGAGGCGGAGGAGGCCTTGGTGGTTTATTTGGAACCATTGGCAACTTCATCGCACCAGGCATAGGTGGCATAATTGGCAACATATTTGGTGGCTTCTTTGCTGAAGGTGGATACATACCAGCCGGATCGTTTGGTATTGTCGGAGAGGCCGGTGCAGAGTTGGTTCAAGGACCAGCAACTATCACAAGTGCCGAAGACACTGCGGCAATGTTAGGTAATAAAACTGTGAATGTAAACTTTTCAATCAACGCAGTTGATGCCACAGGTATTGACCAACTAATAACGGATAGAAGAGACCTAATTACTACCATTGTTAGAAATGCTGTAGAAGAAGAAGGTATAACAATATAAGGAGCAACCATGTCATTCCCAGCAGATACATTTCCAAGCAATATTTCAATAAACAGTAATCAACCATTTTTAGAATTCAAAAGCCTAAGTGGTAAAGAAAGTCGTAATTTCGTAGAACAACAAAGTTTCAGTTTGGTTGCAACTTTTTCAAATCTTGATGTAACAGAAGCAAAGGCTCTAAGGGCCTTTATGTTTAATGTAGGATCAGCCGCATTCAACTTTCCTTTGCCTAGTCCTTTAGGCAATCCTTCAGGCACAAATTATGGCACATGGACATTGAATGCTGAAGAGAGCAGTGGCACTTCAAGTTTCACTGTAAACACAGTTGGCCAAAGTGATGGAACCTTAGCATCAGCAGGTGAATTTGTAAGGATTGGCACCAAGGTTTATATGCTTACAGCAGATTTTACAATTAGTTCTAACAGTGGGACAATGAGCATATTTCCACAACTAAATGCCACACAAGGTGCTGGCACAGTCGTGGTATACAAGGATTTGACTATGAGGGTAAAAATGACCAACCCTAGCATGGCAGAAGTGTTATCTACTGCCAAAATTAGTTCGTTCGATCTAAGCCTTAAGGAATCAATTGAATAATGGCAAGGAATCTTACATCAGGACAGATTGGAATATTAGAAGACAGTAATTACAAATTTGAATATTTGATAACCATTGTCAGTAATGCCACAACCCATAGATATACAACCTTTAGTCAAGATGTAACAATTACTTCTAACACCTGGGTATCTAATGTTAGCAATATCAGTGCCATGAGCCAAGTGTTTGGCGAAAGTGCAAGTCTTAACAGTTTACCTTTCCAAATAACATTTGAAACAGATAACAATTCACAAGTGGTAGGTGGTGTTGTAATACGCAAGATAGATGAATTAGCAAAGTCAATACATAGGCATTCTACAACAATTCTAGTTGAACTTATAGCAATCAATCTAACAACACATTCAGCTGATATAACCAATAGAATAACACTGTTTGATGGAGTGTTAGACAAAGGCAATTCAACAACAGATGCCAGCACACAAAAATTGGTTCTTAATTTTACAAATCCAATTGGTTTGGCATTTGACAAAGTAAATGGTAGGCCATTGAACAGATTATCTTCACTAACCGGTAGTAATGTAGACAGTGCCTATTGGACAGGAGCAAGTTCATGAGCATTAAAATTATTCCGCAGATACCTGAATATGGCAAGGCGATTGATCTTAAGAAAAATGAAGAAGAAGCCAAGAAGGTAACACCAAAAAATCAAATTACATCAGATTCTTTTTTACCTGTCGTATATGGTTTGGTTAGCATTGAACCAATCAAAATGTTTGAAACTTTGGCAGATAGCAACAGAGAATTAGTAGTAGTTTATGCCATTGGTGAAGCAAGTATTGATAGGATTTACACACTGTCATTGGATGGCTTCACACTAGATCTAAATAAGATTGCTTTGGATGCCGGTGATAGTAATGGACTGGTTGAAGGCAAAGTCTATGACATTTACGCAGGCACACAAAATGCAATGAACAAGTCATTTGCCGGAGCATTTGAATTTGAAATACAAACCGGTGGTGGTGCCAGCACAATTATCAACAGCATTCAAACCCTAACAGATAACAACATCTCATTTAGTCCGCCTAATATGAGTTACATTGTAGCAAAATATATTAAAGGCACAAATGGTATATGGGAACAATCTGGTGTGCCAACTCTAAGATTGCTGATAACAGGCAAAAAGATTCCGCCAATTGGCAACAAATCAGGCACTGCTACATTTACGAACAATCCGGCAAGTGTGATATATGATATTCTAACAAATGATACCTATGGACTAGGCCTAAGTGACAGTGATCTAAACACTTCAAGTTTCACGACTGCTGAAACTTATTTCGACACAACAGCAGAGGTTGTCAAAGGCAATGTTATAAAACAGTTTCAATTAGATGGTATCCTTGACACTAGACAACCTGTAAGATCCAATCTAAGTAAAATTTTAGAAACATTCAATTGTTCATTACCATTTATCAATGGAGAATTTCATTTAATAGCAGAACAAGGAAACTATTCTAGTTCCGTATTTGACTTTGACAATGACAGCATCGTTGGAACAATAGAAGCAGTATATCCAAATGCCAGTGAAAAACCAAACAAAATAAATGTCACCATCAAGGATAGAAACAACAACGGAAGTGACACTACCTATGTGATTCCAGATGATAATTCAGGTGATGGAGAAGCCGGTAGTGTAACAGCATCAACTTTCCTAACACAAGATGGCAACAGACTGTTTGAAAAAAATGTAAAATATGATTTTTGTGTTCATGCTCATATCGCAATGAACCTAGCACAGATACAGCTGAATAAACTTAGAAACAAAGTTAATTTGAAATGGCGAGCAAAGCCAGACAGTTACAAAGTTCAAGTTGGAGATTATGTAAGAATAACCAACGCATTGTTGAACTATACCAATCAGGTAGTAAGAGTAACAAAGACAACATTTGATGTGTCTAGTGGTATAGTGAGTTTTGAAGGACATACCCATGATAACGCATGGTATACCTATCTGACCAAAAGGGCATTGATCACATATCCAGAGCCAAAGAAACCTAGTTTACCAGGAGCAACACCACCGGTTGAAAAGCCGCCGATTATTGATTTACCACCAGGAGACCAACCATTGGAGCCAGGAGATCCAGGGGCTCCTATTTTCAATCCACCAGGACAGCCAGGAGGAGAAGAAGGTTTCAATTATACGTTTGCCGGTGCGAATCAAATGTTAAGTGGACCAGAGGCAAGCAGATTTTATCTAGGCACTTGGAACATTGGCACTGGCACTAGAGATGTAAATGCCTGTGACGACACCGGTGCTAAGATAGGTTTATATGATCCTTACAGAGGCAACTTTGCCAGTGACACTCCTGACTACGGAAGTGGAGGAGCAATTTGTGGTGTTTACATTAACATTTTTGACAGAAAATTTGACCCTAGTGATGAACCTTTAGAATTATATTACACAATCCAAGGACCAGGTGGTCGGTGGGGCGGAACCTATAACAATAGGGGAATTATAGTTTATTCTTACGATCCAGAAGTTGACAACAATCAGTTTACAGTTAGTGGAGAACAAATACAAACATGGACCCTGTTTACTTTTAATAATGTAAATGAAGCATGGCCACCTTTGTTCGGCAACAGATTATACAGTCAAGGCAACGGAAATTATAGAAGTCCAATTACGCCTTTGCAATACAATTGGAAGAGTATGCCTCCTGTTCAATTTGTAAGTGAATTAAGCAATGGCAAGTTCGGACCTGGTCAACCATCTATAAATGGAGCAACCTGGGTAAATGAATACATCGGTGATGTCCAAGCAAACAAAATTGGTATCGCA